AATGCAACCTCATGGCTGAACCCTGCCGCTTTGGCCGCCCGGAAAAGTTCATTCAAGGTTATGTAATGATTTTCTAATTTGTTCAACGCATCAGCCTTGCGTGGCGTACGCCGCCTACGCTTTTCATCAACATAAGCACCGCTTTGTTTGTCATATTTGACTAATTCCAACTCATTACCTTTTCTAATTCAGCCGGTAATTCAACCGGATCAACATCATTTATCACTTGATAAACAGTGCCATTGGGATGTATAGATGGCGGCAACACAACATAACCTTTGTGTTTAATATCTATACCTGGTATTAACTTGCCTTTGAATTGCTTTGTTTGATCGGCAAGGTAATAGAAGTGATAGCCGTTATCTGTTTTAACTGTATGCGTATTAGATGTCACACATATCCGGCGGTATTGTTCCCATAATATTCTTGATGAGATATTGCGTATATCAAAATCTAAAACCACAAGATTTGATTGCACAATGGCTAAGCCAATATTTAATTCAGGATCATCCTTGAACCATTTTTTAACCATTGATTTATCATTACTAGCATCAAGGTATCCATGCCTTAAAAATCTACATGGTTCTTTAGATTGTGGTTTAAGTGGTAGAACCCACCAACCCTTTTCTGCGTAGGCTAAGGCGTTCATGCGTACACCCATGACCCGCGATAGTTAGTTGTAAAACAATATTGACCAACAGCGTTATCAAAAGAAATACTGTAATCATATTTATTTTGCTTCAAAAACTCAGTGGCCAATAATGCAGAAGCATAATTTTCTACCCAGTAAATAAACAAATGTGACCAACAAATTGAATCTTCAAAGCGATCCTTCTGACTTAACCAATCTCTTTCAGTTGCCCATTCCATTTGGGCTTCTGTTAAACCTTCAAATTGATTCTTTGTAAGTTTCATAATCAAACCGTTTCAAAAACTGATTGGATATGAATAGTTGTAATTTCTGCTTTATATCCAAATCTTTCATAATTTTTTACATAATTGTTAGCATCTGAATAATTAGCAAAGTATCTGTCATCTTTGCCGCTTCCAGATTCCCAGTTTGTAAATGTTACTTTGTATGCTGTGTTCATAATTAACCCTTCCTGGTCAATTGCTTTTGTAAATGCAATTAAACACTAGGGGGCTGACAAATGCAATTGCCCAGCACGGCGTGTTATGTGATTTACATCACCCAAAGGCCTTACCCATAGCCACAAATGACCCATCAACATTAAATGGAATCATCTCTGCGCTTACATTGCCACGCTTGATATGGATGATCACTGCCCCAGCCTGCCAATTGGCGTAGCCTTTGGTATAGGACATCTTTTTTAGGTCACAGGTGTGACCACACTCTATGCCTACTAATACACGCTCTAAACGGCCATTAAAGGCTTCTGAAGCACAAGTGTAGCCCAGCCTGTGCGTATGCCCCGAAATTACGCTTCTGCCCCACCTTTTACTAAGATTCAGCGCGGTCTGACCGGCAATATTAGATATGACCCCTTCATCCCCATGACACAGTACAAAGTTAGTGCCTGGTATCGCATAAGGCTGTTTAGCATAATGTATTCCAAGATCATTAAAGCCCATGAAATTTGCATACTGTAACTCAGGTAATCCCATAAGCCCTGGGATGCGCTGTAAAGATTTGTACAATCTATCGGAATGATTTGATCTACTAACTACATCAGTTTTTAGATCATAAAGAATGTTTTGGCAGGTAGTACGATCTTCATCAAGGGTTTGCATAAATGATTCTGCCTTACCATCACTAAATCTTGAAATGGTATTAAAATCCATCTCATCACCAACATTGAGAACTAAATCAAACTTAAACGCTTTGACTAACTTTTTTAGGTTATTGACCGCTTCGGTAAATTGAAATGGAACTTGCAAGTCACTGACCACTAAATATTTCGCATTAAATGATTTATCTCGCTTAATCGTTATCCTCATCTTCTGTTGGATCAATTCGGGGAATGATCTCAGTGGGTTGATTACTTGGATTGATCCAATCAGGCATTGATGCACCCGGCTCTGTTATTAACCAAAATGCAACCTCATGGCTGAACCCTGCCGCTTTGGCCGCCCGGAAAAGTTCATTCAAGGTTATGTAATGATTTTCTAATTTGTTCAACGCATCAGCCTTGCGTGGCGTACGCCGCCTACGCTGTGGTGCTTTTCTAGGTTTCTTAGTAGCCATAACCACCAATTTTACTTTATACGATTCCGCGTATTGCTCGCTCAACACCTTCTTCAAGGCTAATTTTGGGCGTGTAGTAATCACTCATCATACTAGGATCACCAACGCGATAGGCGACACCTGCCGGCTTGTCGGTTAATATCTTGAATCGCTTGGCAGGTGTTTTCTCATATCCCAGGGTATTCAAAGCCATAACTGCTAAATTTAAAAATGTTGTAGCCCTACCAGTACATAAGTTAATTGTTTGATTGCAATTGTTCTTGACCATCTCAATTACTGCATCCACTATGTCATCAATGTGAATGAAATCCCTGGTAGTAGTTGCCTTACCCCATATATCAAATGGATTAGAGTTCATTATTGCGCGTTGAATAATTGCAGGAAATGGATAATCCATATCTTGATCAGTGCCATATCCGCTAAATGGTCTAAGTGTTAATACAGTTGTACCTTCTTCACGCAAGTAATTCATTAACATTTCACCGGTTAGTTTTGACCAGCCATAGGACATATCAGGCTTGCCTATGTTCTTAAAATTTATATCCTTCTCTTTTAATTTACGCTTCTTAGATAAGGTTTGTAGATCAGTTGGATAAGCGGCTGATGATGAAAAATAAACAACATAAGGTTGTTCGGTTCTCATAGCCCAACCAGCAAATTCAGCATCAATGGCTAGATCAACGGCTAATGCCAATGGTTCATTTTCAATCATCATACGGCCACCAACTAAAGCGGCTAGGTGAATTACAAGATCATATTGCTTTTTTTCTAACTGAAAGAATTTACGGCAATCAATTCCAGCCTTCAAATCTACTAAAGTTAAATTGGCATTAGGTAAAGCACGCCTAAAAGCACGGCCTACAAAGCCATGTGATCCAGTAATTAGAATATTCATTTACATATCCACATCTGAAAATCATAATAATGCTTTTCTTTTAACTCTAATAAATGATAAACAACAGGATCAAAGCCAGCATCAATTAACATCTCTTGCATATCTTGATTATCCCAACCCCAATAATGTTCAAGATTGCTACTGTTATCTTCACCATTAGGTGTACTAATAAATAAGTATTTAGTTTTCTTTCTTATTGCTTTCAGGGTTGCATCAGGATCATCTAGGTGTTCTAAAGTTTCTGAGCATATAAATAAATCTACTTCAGGAATGTCATTTATTGTTTGATCAATATGACCTGTAATTTCATAGCCGGGTGCGTAGTCACCAATGTATTTAACCGGCGCATCTATTGAGTTGATGATTGCGGCATCACCGGCGGATAGATCGGCAATAGAGTTATAGGTACTGTACTCTTTTAATAACTCAATACTTTTTTGTACCCTAATAATGTGATCTTCATGCTTTGTGTGATTATGCGGCTTTGAATAAATGCCTTGAATTTCATCCTCTGAATAGGCAGGGCGCAATCTAATCTTCATCTAAATTTTCTAACCAACTCAGCATATTCCATATCAGATAAATATTTTTGTAATGTCAATAAATCTTGATCAAAGATTTTAGGTGCATTAACTCTTTCATAGCCTTCATCCATTTCAACTTTACCGCCCAATGGGTGCATGTGTTCAATAATCACATCAGGTAAATATTTTAAGTATTCTAAATCCAGGCCTAATTGCTTTACAAAGTTATCAAAGAATAAATGTATGCAACCTGGAAATGTCATACCGCGTAATTCATTAACTAAATCTCTGCTCATGCCATAGGCTGTTGGCAGATTCGCACCTTGTAACAAATCATCACCATAAACTATTCCAGTGTTACTGCCTAACGCCTGAATAAAGGCTTTATCCCAACCCGGCGTTCTAGGAAGGTGATCATCACCCATGAAAACAAAATAATCATATAAAGGATATTTAGTAATATCCAAAAGAAGAACTGCACCGGTATTAAGAGATTTAGCACAACCACCTGTTTTATTATCCGCCGGTAATTTTTTATAGTTTTCACTCTTGGCATACTCATTCCATTTTGGATCATCATTATCTATAACAATGTAAAGATCGGCTTCTGCCCCGGTATCTTTGAACGCCTGGGCTAGCCTTTCGGCATTTTCAGGCCTACCCCTACTGGGTACAACCACGCACATCTTCATGGCCATAGGGTAAGGGATAGGGCTGACTTACTTGTTAGAAATGAGTGTTTGGTAAAGCGTGTCTATCTTTTCTTCTATACGCGCAACCCGGCCTTCTAGGTTATGCCCACCATTGCCATCAGGCTTTAACTCACTTAAATAATGCTTAACTAGCCAACGCACTGAAGCAATGAATGATCCAACTATTGTGACAATAGATACGACTAATGCCATGTAATCGTTAGCGGTCATTTGCTATTAATGCCAAATTTAGTATCGGCAGGATCAAAATAGCGTGCCAAAGGTGCAACCAAAGCACCGGCCAAAACCGCATACTCAGGCGACCAATCGGCAACCAAAGCCAATGCAGTTGTAATAGATGCGGCGGCAACACTTCTTAGATAAGACTTAATTATCTCTTTTTTCTTAACATCTAATTTCATTCTAATCCTAACTCTTTGATTCTGAATTGTACTTGTTTTTGATCTAACGCAATCTCAAAATGCATATCATCTTTACGCTTCTTGTAATTGCCACCCCAGGCCAAACCATATTTAGTTATCAGTAGGTTAATCATATTACGCTGATCTTTATTAAATGTATTTGACTTGCCCAAAGGATGCTTAATTGCATTTAAGTCAATGGCCGTACCGGATGAATGATTACTTAGAACTTTCTCTGATCCCCTGGTCATGCGAAAAGCAAAACCCCAATCATCTAGTTGGCCTACATCTATTGGCTCAACAGATTCATTAAATTCTTTAGCAAAATTTACAAGTAATGGCGCAACCGCTTTGGCGCAAGCGAACTTGATCTTTGTACCCGGCACTGTAAAAGATTCAATGCCTAATGCCTTACGATCCTCACTAGCCGGCCATCCATTAGGGCTAGTGAGTTCTCTGATTGTTGCCATAACTAGTTACAATTCATAAAGATTGTGCTATAAACCTAAAGCCCTTAAATCATCAATAGTTAAACCAAGGGCGGCTAACTTGCCTTCGGCTATTGCTTTGGCTTGCGCCTTTGCTTCGGCTTCGGCTAATTTTATTGCAAGTTCTTTTTCTTTTGCTTCCCTTGCTTTTATTTCAGCAGTTGTTTCATCTCTTTCAATATCTACTGTTTCGCCAGTTTTAGCGTTAAAAATTCTTTCGGTTATTTTCATATTACTCCTTATGCGCTTGTATAAACATAGACCGTGCCACCACCAAATGTAAATCCATCAGCATAAACTTGAACGCTTGAAATTGTAGATGATGAATTGTAATAACCTTGTAAACTATAAGCCTCACCCGAACCTGAAGCACCTGATATGGATTGAAATGCTTTTACGCCCGAACTATTACAACCTGTTAAAGTTATGCCACCAGAAGCAGTTGTTCCACCTGGTAAATATGCTACAAATATTTTGGCGGATACTTGTTGGATTTCACTTAAATCAGATTGACCATACTGATAGTAATTACTACCACTATCAGAGTTAATTCTAATTCCAAACGCAATACCAGCAGTAGTTATAGAAGCATTAGCAATTAAAACCATAATTTTATCTTTACCACTTATACCAGTTATAGAAACATTAGTGCCGCTTAATGTAGTGCCGCCTGAATTTAACAAAGACCAATTAGCACCTGCACCGCCAGGAGTAGCCCATTTCAATCCAAGTGTTTCTCCGGAATCGGCTGTAAGCACTGTGTTGTTAGCCCCAATAGGAATACGGGCATCTGATGTACCAAAACCATAAAGATCACCTTTAGTAGTTAATGGTGATGTCGCACCAACTTGTATGTAATCATAAAATATGGCGGATGATGCGCTAACAAAATATAAAATACCTGCATCATATTGTGGCAAAATTAAACTGCCGGCTGTATTTACTGTTGCAGTGCCGGCAGTTATTGTGCATGTGGCTGATCCTAAATTTTGTATAAATACAGTATCACCGGCTGAAAATAATCCGGTATTAACTGTAATTGTTGTTGCACTGGTAGATGTCATTGAAATAGTTGTACCGGCATCAGCCGCAACTAAAACATAATTAGCAGTTTTACTAGATGCCGCGCCCCCACCCATAGCGGTGGCTTGCAATGATGTCATTTGGGCGGCGGTAAGAACCTGCCCTACGCTAAATGATTGTTTTGCCATTTATACATACTCCCTAATAAGCCAAAGAATCTTCATCTAAAATTCCATCAACGGTAGAGTCTAGCAAAAAACCTGACGCAAAAGGCTGAGCGCAAGTAAAGGTTACTAAAAAAGATTTGGGTGTTATTTGATAGGTAAGGCCTGCAATTACGCTATCTGTAACTACATTTCCTGCCGGCAAGGTTTGAGTAACCTGAATTGGATCAAACACATCTAAATCTAAAGCGGCTACAACACGGCTTGGATCGCTTTGGCCATAAGCATCAACTGTTAATGAATTAAGTTGTATGTCCACACCCTGTTCTTTTCGGGATGCAATAATCATTTGTGCCTGATTTAACGCATCTTCCTGTGTCTGCATGATGCCTGATCTGACCCGGCTATGTTGGAAATAATCATCAATGCTTGCCGTATCGCTTGCGGTAGAACCACTTAATCCTGTTGGGGTGACGGTTACTTTGTTAATCATTTGATAATCTGAAATATCAAATTCAACGGCCTGGTAGGTAATATCACCTGATCCTGGTACATCACTAAATTTAGTTAGTGTGCCACCTGATGCAACTATGATGTCATTGCGTGATAAGAATTTTGCATAACCGCGTTGATCCATATAGAACGCGCCCAGGTCTGTACCCTCTACGACCTGACACGCACCCAATAATGATCTTGATGAACCATCATCTGCCTGCACTGTTGTGCTTGCAGTTGTAGATATAGATCGCATGGATGTAGGCCAATCACCTGCATCCAACAAACTTGTAATTCTTTGTGCAGTAGTTTGGCCACTGCTACCACCGCTAACTGATGTAATTGTAGTTAGGTTTAATAATTGGAATCCATCCACACATGACAAGGTTACATAGGCTGGATCAAATCCAGTAGGGCTTTGATAATTCCATTCCTGTACATACATAGAACCTAAGTTATATGTAGTGCCTAAATATTCTGCCGTAAAGCGAATCTTGCGCATTGGTTTAATTCTGCCGTATAAAGGCGAACTTGTGTTGGCTGGATTAAACTGACCAGTTTCATCTACAAAAGTAATTCGTGCAGTACCGCCAGTAAATGAATCTGATGATCTATTAAATGCACGCCGAATATAGCATTGAGTTACAAAATCAGTTATATCAACAATATCATTAGCAGTTTCACCTAATATGGATAAATCTAATGGTGTTGCCGGATCATCTAAAACTAATGCTGGATCAAATGATGCGCCATTAGAAAAATCAATTTCTGCGCTAAATATTGCGGCTGGCATTATCTTCCTAAATTAGTTAATTGAGTTACTGCACCTGATCTATTTAGGTTATACAAAGCATCCTGGATTACAGATTGTAATTGGCCTTCTGATATAACTGATCCGGCTACATTTACATTAACGGTAGTACCCATGCTACCCATTTTATCTAATGGCACAACCGCTTCTGCGCCGGCTTCACCAATCATTGCAATTGTAGGCCTAGTTACAATTCCACCTTCTGCCATTTTAGGCATTAGGTATGAAGGCAAATCTCTACCAGTTTCACCATAATAAGTACCGGCATAAGGATTAACAGGTGGCAATCTATCTTGACCTGATATACCAGTTTCAACTCTCATAGTAGATGTAGTTGTAGTAGTAGTTTTCTTTTTATTTAACTCATCTAGTAAGGCTAACATCTTGCGTAATTCATCATTAGCGGCAAACAAAGCCTTTAGATAAAGTAAAACTTCAGTAGTTGTAACACCCCATTTAGTAGCCAACATCTCAACTTCACCTGTTGTGATTTGTCCATCTTCAATAACTTTTAATACATCTGCGTATCTTGCGGCTTCATCAATGGCGGCTTTTGTACCATCTGCTAACTTTTGTAATATCTTTACACGCAACTCATCCTCACTGGATAATTTACGGCTAAGCGCAACTTGTAAATTAATCTTATCAATATCAAACATAGCGGCTAGTTCATTCTTCTTTTTGTCTAATGCTTGTTGCGCTGTTTTTTCAGCGGTTAATTTCTTTTCTCTAGCCAAAATATCAGCCTGTATTTTCTTTAGCATCTCAGCATAAGTCAATTGTTTTTGAGTGCTTTTGCGTTGCTTTACAATTTCGTCAAAAACTGATCCGGATAAATCATACAAACCTTTTTCTTTTAATATGCGTTCTTGTGTGATTTTTAATCCTTGTTTTTCAAGTCTTTGGAAAGTTTGGAAATCTCCTGTAAGCACATCTAAATTTAAATTTGCAAGGTCTAAGAAACCATTTAAACCACCTTTACTAAAAGATACACCTAAACCAACTAATAAATTACCTGATTTTTCAGCGGCAACATCCAGTTTTGCAGAAAAAACATCTAAATTAGATGATCCAGTTGTAATAAGGCTTGCAAAAACTAAAAAACTTTGTCCTATAGTTTCGCCGGCTTCACCTGCGCTAATTTTAAATCTTTCTAATTGACCGGCAAATGTTTTAGTTTGTGCTTCGGCTGATCCGGCATATTTATCTAAACTCTGCATTAACTTTACAAAGCCCATTGATTTGGCTTCTGCAACTGTAAAACCTACGCCTAACGCGGCTATTGATTTATAGTTGCCTATTGCCGCTTTATTTATAGCATCAAGCACACTATTTAAATCAGCCCCAGTGCCGGCTGAAATATCTAATGCTTTACTGAGTAATGTTTGTGATGTATCTAAATCACCGGTTTGAGCAACAAGTTGGCGCAAGGCAGGAACTAATTGATCTTCTGTAATGTTTGTAGCGCGTTGTAAATCCGCTATAAATGTTTTAACACCTGGCAATTCAAACTCTTGCCCAATGCTTCTTAAGGTCAATTGTAATTGTTTGTCTAATCTTTCCTGGGCTAAAGCGGCTTCAATAGAGTTTTTTGCAAATATGGCCATGCCTGCGGCGGCGGCTATTCCACCGGCTTTAGCAAAAGTTTTTAATCTAAATGCGCCAGTTGCAACTACTTTATCAAAACCTTTTAATTCTTTTGTGGCACGCTCTAAACCTTTTTTATCAAATTTAGTAAGGAAGTTAATTGCAACATACTGACTTAATGCCATGTTTAACCCCTAAATTTTTCGCCTAGATATTTTTTAAGCACACCGTATAGATTATCATTGACCTGGCCACCTAATTGTTGTGATGCCCTGTAAATCAATCTTTTTTCTTTATAGCCACTTGAATTAGCAGTGCCTTGTAATTTACCAATAAAAGATTCACTAGCATTAGTATTACGACTAATACGCCTAGTTTTACTTCTTGATTTTGATGTACCAAATCCTGCTAACTCATAAATTATACCTGGTACAGATTTATTAATCACGGCTAATGCAGTAACAGAAAATGTAGTGCCTTTAACTCTTTGAACTTTAGTTTTGGCCGCGCTTACTCTTATGCCACGCACAACTTCTGTTTGTGACCATTTCCAACGGCTTCTTTTACTTTCGCCATAAGTTCTACCCCTATGTTCTTGATCATTAGCCCATCCCCATGCAGGTGGATATGAAGGCTCAACATCACGCCATCCTGGGAATGGTGAATGTGGTACAAAACTTTGTGCCAATTTTGCAACAGGTTTTACGGCTTTAGTTAATTCTCTTCTAAATTCTTTATGTAAATCAGGCTCTATCTTTTTCATAGTTGCCAATAGTTCATCTAAATTTTCAACATAAATAGAAGGCACTGCCGCCAATGATCTAGTTCGGCCAGGCAATCCTGCATATTTAGGTTGCATTATTTCCGCCTAACTGTTGCCTTCTTGTTGTTGTAATAGCGTTCTTGCAAGATGGCTTTAATTGCTGAATAAATCGCTGGATCAACTTCTAATAAATCTTTAGGGCTAATCCCGGTACTTACCGCCACAGATGCGATTTCGTAAATTTGGCCGTGACGGTCTATCCATTTTTTGAGTCATAAACCAAATCCACATCTGAATATTGATTAATGTAATCATCACCAAAGGCTAGATCAGTTTTGCCGGCATCTTTTTCTAAACGCCAAGCAAACCACCACAAATCAGATTCCATTTGTAGTTCACTTAATCTCTTACGCCAACCGGTCTTAAATTCGGCTTCAAAAGCCACCTTAGCAGATGGCGTAAGATCATAAGTTACTTTTTTACCATCTTTTTTAACAATCTCAATCTTGTGCATTGTCCCACCCTTTCATTATTACGCGCTAGTTGATTTTGTTAATGCCGTTACAGGAAGCGAAACGCTAACTGATGCCACTGCATCAACAGCACCGTTAATAGGTGTCCATGATGAGATAAGGCATGACATTGTGTAACTTGGATTGGTTGAAGATACAGTGCCGGATACTGGAATTAACTTAATGTTAAGTTTTGTACCTAGTGCATCCTCAAACAATGAGTTTACAGATGATGAGGCAAAATCATTGTAGAGTTCTAGATTAAGCGTAGGTCGCTCAATTCCACCAATCATGTTTTGAACGGTATCGTTCATTGCAGTGATTTCTACTTGATCAATCTCGCGTGCAAGGCTGACGGTGCTGACAAAACTAGTAATCGTAGTTGTACCAGCGACAACGGCAACTTTATTACCCATAAATATGGCCATATTTTTCCTTTCGTACTAACCTATCAACTCTACTGAATATTGATAACTTAGGTAATCAATATTAGCGGATGTTATTGTTCCAGGGCTTGCAGACACAACCCTGAGTGTTTGTACAGCACCACCTAAAGTTTTATCAACTTCAACGGCGGCTTTAATTGAAGTTGAACCGGATGAAGCAAGTAGCCCATCCAATCTTTCCTGCCCATTTCTTTCACTCATTCTACCGACTACAACAATGATCTGACATGATGCAGAATCAAATCCTCTATTTAATGTAAAATCATAATTCATAGATAATTGACCAACTATTGCAAAAGCATTGTTGGTTGGTATGTTTGTAGAATCAGGCACATAATCAAATACACGCATACCGCTAATTGTTTGCAGTGCAGTTTTTAGATTATCTCTAACTGTACTGGGATTCATGCAATAACTTCTTTTTTATACGCTCTGACCATTGCGGTTACATCTCTACCAATAGGTGACATTCTAACAACACCTAGATCACCTAAGCCTAAGATTCCACCTGGGGCATCTTTACGCTTGTATAGGTCGGCAGTTAATATCAAACAGGCCATATTTATATCATCCGGTACTGAAGGCCAACCCCATCTTGCAGTTACCTGTACGCCTGGGCGTAATCCATTTGATGTAATGCCTGGGAATATTGGCCATGATTCAGTATTAGATACCATTGTTAATTGGGTAAAAGGCCTATTCAAAGATTGTGAAGTTAATGGGTCTAAAATGTAATCTGTGTTTAATGTTAATGTTTTAGAATAAGTACCGTTACCATTTTCATCCATTGCTACAACTAAACTGCTTGTAGTTCCTATGTCATCTACAAAAACAAAAATATTAGAGTAAGCACGGTAAAGCCGGGCTGATGCACTGGAATCTAAATAAAATCTACGGTTAGCAATCCGATCAATTGACCTGGATGCTGATTCAACTAAATCTTCTAACAAGTCATTATCAGTATTATCTGATATAGACATGTAAGCCTTAATCTGAGTTAATGTTGCATATCCATTTACTATAGCCATGATTGGTATCCAAATCCTGAATCGCCCTGGGACATTAGACAAACTCCATTCTCTGAATACCAATCATAGTTAGAATCCAGGCCACTGGAAGGGTAGCGGCCTGGAAACTTATTTTTCTTTAGAAGGTTGGTGCGGCTAAACCAGTTCCGTTGATCTGAGCAATTGCGCCCGGATAGCGTAGTGATGTAAAGGCCGACATACCAAACATAACAATGTTGATAGCAACCTTGCCATTTGGCTCTTCAAACTTAACATAAGTTGGTGAACCAGTTTCTTCCCAAAGGTGACACTCATTAAGATCAACCACAAAGATTGTATCTTGATTTGTGCCTGCGCCAATGTTTGTTGCAATGTTAGCATCTGTAATAATTGGCAAGCCAAGTATTGAGTAGCCGCTATTGCCGTACTGTGGTGTTCCATTGCCTGTTCCAATTGCGTTCATTGGATTGTAAGCATTTGGTACTACAAGTGGGCGGTTTGAACCATCTACTCCAGCCAATAGGAAACCTAAGCGGCGTGGGTGCATGATGATTGCGTTTGGATTAGCATAAATTGTTGATTGAATCTGTTGGATTGAATCTGCAATTTTTGGATAAAGGCCGGCAACTGTACCTGTGGTTGCTGTGTAAGTAACCAAGATTCCTGTTGTCATGCTCTTTAGACCTAATGGTTGTCCATTTGATCCTGATCCATTTAGAAGCGCATCATCAAGTTTTGTGTGATAAGCGCGTAGCAAGTCTGCTAATACAATGTTTTCAATGTTGTATCCGCGTAGTAATGCTTGCTTTGAAATGCTGTTTTGTCCAGCAATTGTGTTCACATTTACTGTGAGTGTTGTGTCATCAGGATCAGTGCTTACTGCGGCAGTGTTTTCTGATGTTTGATATGCAACGGCAGTACCAGTTGTAATACGGCTGATAACCACTGACATACCTTGTGGAGGTAGTGGATGCTTGCGTGCGGCATCAGCGAACGGCCTACCGGCGCGTGCTAATGGTGCATAAAGATCAACTAAATATTGTGGTACTACAAGGCCTGCAAAGTTACCTGAATCTGATGCACGCTTTTCAACTGCCATTTCTTTTTGGTGGCGTTGAATACGCTCTGATGCTTCATAATCATTAGCAAACTGTGCTTTTAGTGCATCACCTAAGAATTTATCTGCGGTGCGCTCTGAGTAAGTTAGTTCCTCGCGTGTAACACTAAAGCCACCTGCGCGAACTTCCTTCTTTGGTTCAACATTCGCATCAACCTTAGCCGCTAAATCAGCCGCCTTTTGATTGCGAATTTCAATATCTGACATTTGCTCAATTCTTTCATCTAACTTTTTGATTTCTAAATTGAGGGCTTCAACATTAGCCAACTCAATTTCAGATAGGTCGCGTGCTTCTTCTGCGGCGCGGTCTAAAGTTGATTGAATGAGTGATGTCTTTGATTCGCGCTTCTCGCGTAGAGAAGCAAGAAATGTATTTGACATAGTTCTCCTATTAGTAGTTTTTGTAGTGAGAAGGTGTAACGCGCCGGCAAGCGGGGTTAGGTGTTCTACGACTTGTTATTATTATATCTCTTTTTTTAGTTCTTTTAGTATTTGTACTGCCGTGTTAAATCTGCTTTTATCTTCTACCAATTCAAGGTTTTCATTGCGGCTTGCGCCATACTCTGAAATGTTTATTGCAGTTAATTGATCTTTTGCCTGAGCCTGTGTTTTATGGCAACCCAATACTTCATTGGTTGCATCTTTTACAACTGCATACCCTTCACAATCGGGATGGTTATTTACTACGCTGTATGGCATTTAATATCTTCCTTGCTTCATCTAGTCTAGGTGTTAATTGTGGTTGGCCTTCACGCATTCCTGTGATAGCGGCTAATTCGCCATAAGCACCAAAGGTAACAAGTGATACTTCTGCTAAATGCGCTTTAAGTCTTTCCATTACCCCATCCGGCCTTTTCTTGTTTTTGATTGGCATAAATCCAACTGATAATTGATCTAATGCACCATCTTTAACTAATTCCAACGCTTCATCACCTTCACGCGTTTTTGAAATTTTGAACTCAGCATAAAGGCCATCATCTGTTTCCTTTAGTAATGTGGCACGGCCTAAAACATTATTTTCACCATGACCCCTAAGAAGTTTGACCCGGTGCGGTGCTTTGATGACTTCTGAAAAAACACCTTTTCTAAAAACTTCAATCATGGTGCTAGTAATGCGCTGTTCTTTGTTGTAAGGCACGGCAATACCAAAAATGGTACGGCCATCACTATTGGCACGCAACTCTAAATTAACAGAGTAATTTCTATTTTCCATTTTTTCATCAGGCATAGTTATTATCCTCTACTGTATCTTCTACATCATCTTGTAATGAGGTTTCAACTTCAGGGTTTATATCTTCTTCTTCGTGATCCATAGGATCAAGGTTTTCATAATCTCTTACTTCATCAACAGTTAAAAAGCCATTAGATAACGCAACTGCATAAGCATCATATCTGCTTGCCGTATCTGTTTTTAATAATGATTCATATTCAAATGCGGCTATTTGACCGCGAACAAGTAGATCAGAAAATGCCGCTTCTATTCTTTCGGCTATTGGTTGTATTGACCATTTAACCAATTGTAAATTTTCTTGTTCAACATTTGAATAGGTACGGCTGGAATTAGGTGAACCTAAGAAGTACGGTGGCAATCCTAAAATATTTGCCGCTTCTGTAAGTCCGGCTGTTTGTGCTTCTACTAATTGTGATTCTGCCGCATTGCTACTTAACACTTCAAAATCAGTTGTTGAGTTCATTACAACAGGTGATCTATTGCGTGATGAATACATTGCCATCCAAGCGTTTTTCAGTGCATCCGCTTCTTCCTGGGTTAGATCAGGATTAGCAGATTTAATAACGGCGGTAGGATTCACGCCACCATCAAAGTATCTTGATGCGTACTCATTTATAGCAATTTCTTTACCTAGTGCTTGTTTGGCTACGGCAAGAATACCTTTACCAACTAAATCACCTGGCATTGTAAAATTCTTAATGTGCATGATCTCTGATTGATCATAAGATTTTTCATCAATCCGGTAAACAATGCGACCATTCTCTCTCGCTACCTGAACGCGATCAGGTGAAACAGGGTAGATGCTCTCCGGCAATCCATTAACACCTGCTTCACCTAATACCGCAATGTAATTACCGTGAACAATTAAAGCGGCGGCCATTGCGCTAATTGTTTCCATTCTAGTTTCATTAGGTACTGGCCGCAACAATATTTGTGGTGTTGGTACTACCTTGCGTTTGTTGCGATATGCACAAAGCGGTAATGCGCCAATAGCATCACTAATTAAAGTTATGCCGCGATAAATTGCAGGTATGCCTAATGCAGTATTTTGATCTACATAAGTACCAGCCCAATTACCTTCAAAGAATCTACCAACCCGACCTAAAGAATCAATATAACCTGATGATGTATAAACCATTGATGGTTGGATTTGTCTTTTAAGCAATCGGCCTAACATTATCTACCTCTGTTTTCCAAAGCAATGCCAAATAAAACTAAAAACACACCTGATAATATTACAGCCACAACCGGGTTAAATGTTGCGACACCTGCAACCGTTAGTAAAGAACCTACAACCTGTAAAACTGATGGTATGTATTTCATTAGTATATTTTACTCCTTGCCACTGGTAAATCTTCAATTTTAGTTACCACGCCATACCGTGCCAGTGTAGCCGCTACAAGTGGTGTTATGTTTGTTGTGCTTTGGCGATTCCATGCCCATGAATCACCCAGTGGCCTTTTAGTTGATCCCATAATTGCGGTTTTTAAATTTGGATCATCTAAATGGCTGATAGTTTTTGCTTGTACTGCATCATAAAAAGAACCACATGCCCTAGCGTAATCACGCAAGTGGATAGACATTACGCCAATGTTTTGTTTTTCCAGTTCTACTATAAGTGAAGCGGCAGGTGATCCAGTATCTATAACTACCTTAGTGTTGTGTTTTTTACACAGTTCAACCAATCGCGGCAAAACCCATGATGTGCCTTCCTTGCACTCAATTAGTTCCAGCGGTGTAAAATCTCTAACTAAGCCGGATACTGCTATTGTAGCGCGATCACGCTCACGCGATATATCAACGCCAAACACTATTTGATTGCCAATTGTTATATCGGTTCTAGCCAATGAATCCCATAGTTCTGTG